ATCTCAAATTAAGAAAGCTTTACGTGAAGAAAGGTCAGACTTAAAGAAAAGACACAAAGAACTTGACAAAATTTTAAGAAAGCAACAAAGAATCTTAAAGAAAAATGCAGTATCTAAAACAGAGCTTAATACTTTACAGAAGAAGTATAAAGCATTGAGAAGAGAGTTTAACAATACAGTTGGAAATATAAAAAATACTCATAAGAGTTTGCAAGATTTNAGTAAAAATGAGGCTAAAATTCAAGAAGAGGCTAAANAATTACAACANAAAGTGACGTTTGAGCCTANTATGAAGACTAAAATTGCTCAAAGTGCTTTACAAAGANACCCAAAATCTGTTGGTGTAGAGCATTTAAGAGCTGTAAGAGAGTCTAGTGATAAGCTTAAGCAAGAGTTAGCTGCTGCAATGGACAAGAATGGTGAGTTACCTCCAAGTGCTTTGCAGAAGCTTAGAGTTGAAAAGAAAAATCTAATCATAAAATTAGGTGAAGAATTAAAACAATTAGATGAAATCAACACTCTTGATAAGCTAAAAGCTTCTAGTGCTTTCAAAAAGTTACCGAAGTTTGCTAGAAAGCTTGTTATCTCTGTGTCTGAAAAGCTTTTGAACAGTGAGAACGACTATGTTTCTGGTCTAGCTGCTAAACTTCACCCCGGTACATTATATCATGGTTTAACTAATACTGCAACTGCTTGGGGCTTTAGAAAAGAGCTAGATGTAAGAAGAAACAGAGTTGATGCCAGTATCCGTCATAACTATAGCCAAGCTATTAAGGAAGGTTATCAAGGTAAGTTGTCTGATTTCTTAAAAGAGGTCACAGATAATACTTATAAAGTTACTGGTAGAATGCAAAGAAAGTTGTTAGAAGGTATTACACCAAATGCAACAAAAGAAGAGATAGTAAACATTGTCAAATCTAATCTAGGTAAAGTACAAAGAGAACACGTAAGTGATAATAAGTGGATTCAAAAATCTACAGACGATATACTAGATTACTATGAAGAGATGTACCAGAAAGGTAATAAGCTTGGTATGGATGCCTTCAAGAATATACTTGGTAAAGGTTATGTCAATCGTGTTTACCACAGAGGCAAGATTGATAAGCTAGAATACAATGGTATGAAAGGTAAGGAAGCTGCTATTGAGATGTTAGTTGATGCTCAAATTAAGAAAGCAACTATGTCTGGTGTCAATGTAGATGGTAGAAAGCTCAAAGTGTTTAGAGAGAGAGCTAAGGCTGCTGTTGAGGTTACTTATGATAAGCAATTATTGAAGAAATCTTTGACTAAGCCTTTTGTTCCTGTACGAGACACAGAAGCTTCAGTACTTAAGTCTAGAAANATTGATGCCTTTGATGATGATTTAGCACCTATCTTGAATGATGATATTCTAGAAAATACAATGCTTTATGCACTTCGTACACATGGAGACTTTGCTTTACAAGAGTCAATTGGTATGTACAAAGATGCTGAACTTGAGCAATTGTTTGTGCAACTAAGAAAAGAAGGCGGAGCTTCTGTACAAGATATAGATAATCTTCGTGTTCTTATTGAGACTATCAGAGGTACAAGAAACTTAGTTGATAACCCTTACAACCCATTCAACAGAGCGATTAAGGCTGCAAGTACCTATTCTAGTATTATGCACACAATGTCTTTTGGTCTAAACACAGTAACAGAGATAACAGCTATTGCTAAAGAGTTTGGTATGGGTCGCTCTATTGCTAGTATCTTTGGTTCAGCTAAAGGTATTTACAACCATTATAGACATGGTTCACCTAGTGAGAAGAATACAATTGAGTTGATGATAGCCTATGGTGATCCACTGTTAGGACACAAGATTAACCGTATGGACTCTTTAGGTGAATACCAAGATGTGAATAAGCTAGAAGCTGTGATGTCAAACATCGTCCACAAAGAATCTTTCCTTAGTGGTTTGATTCCTGTTACGGATATGTTGAGGATGTCAAGTGCTTCATTAACTGTGGATTTCTTAGCTAGAATGTCAGTTGCTAAGCGTATTAGTAAGACAGATTGGAAGCGATTAAACGATATTGGTTTTGATGAAAAAGGTTTAAGTGAGCTTCGTAAGGTATTGAATGTACAGGAAGATGGTCGAATCCTAAATATGGATAGAAAGACTTGGGGTGAGATGGATAGAAAGATACAATTAGCTGTAGATAATATGGTTGAGCGTACAATCCTTCACCCTAATGGAGCTACATTACCTAAGATTATGACCAATATGAAGAGTGGTGGTATTGTCCCTATGGTGTTTGCTAAGTTCTTGCAGTTCCCAATTGAATCTTATGAGAGATTGATACTACGTGGAATGCAAGAGGCTGATGCTAAACAGTTACTTGCTTTTGTGGCTAACATTGCTATGTGGGCTGGCATAGAGATGATGAGAGACTCTATGAAAGATGAAGAACACAGAAGATACACAGGAGATGATGCAGAGGTAAAAGTATTAACTGATGCTTTCTTGAACAACTCTGTAACCTCTGGACCAATAGCTGTAGCTAATCTTCTTGGAGCTTGGACTGTAGGTAAGAACTTATCTGGGTATAATGCTTATCCAGGGAGTGTTGTATGGTCAGACTACAAGAAGTTGGTTGATATGAAACCAGCTCTTAGTGCTTATGGTTATACAGCTCATAGTGATTTGTCTAAAGCATTTAACTGGGCAAACAATGAAATTCACACATTAGAATGGTTTGATAGAGGAGGATTCTATGGTGCACAAGGAGAGTAAAGCTTCAGTCGATGTCTTAAATCTGCTCCATAATAGAGTAGCTCAGACTCTTTTAGAAAACTTGGATGACCCTAAGGTTTTATCACAGGCTATCAAGTTTCTAAAGGACAATGAGATTACAGCAGACATTATGGAATCAGATTCATTAGCAGATTTGACGCAGACAATCAAAGCTATTGCTAATGATCCAAATGATAAACGGTTCAGTGTAGAGGATATGCTAAACTAGAAATACCTCTAGGAGCCAAAATAAAGCCCATAGAGACGACTTTAGCTATTTAGGTATACTATGGTAGTGCTTAGATGGTTATAGTGGCTCTATGGGCTTCTAATTAGCTCATATACAAAAGGAACAACACAAGAAGACAAGGTTAAATGTCTAGGGTGTGGTGAATAGGGAATACCTCTAGAAGCTAAAATAAAGNCCATAGAGACGACTTCTTGTTTTAGGGGTATGATATTATACATAAATAACAGAAAAGCCCGTAGAGAGCAAATATGAGCGTTTTAGGAGGATTATAAGATAATGGACAATAAGAATTTAGAAGTAGCAGCTGCTATTAAGGATTTTAAAGTATTCTTGAGGATGACATGGGAGCATCTAAGACTTCCTAACCCGACAAGGATGCAATACTACATAGCAGACTTCTTACAAGAGAACAATAGAAGGTCACAATTAGAAGCCTTCAGGGGTATAGGTAAAACATGGATTACAGGTGCCTATGTAGCATGGAGGTTGTTAAGAGACCCAAATGAAAAGATATTGATTGTGTCTCAGTCAGGAGGCCATGCTAACAATATTAGTATCTTCATTAGAAAGTTGATTGATACGATGCCTATATTAGAGCATCTAAAACCAAGACCTGACCAAAGGAGCTCTGTAATCTCGTTTGATGTTAATGGGTGTGATGTTAGTGTACAACCTAGTGTAAAATCATTAGGTATTACATCTCAATTACAAGGTAACCGTGCTAGTTTGTTAATCTCTGACGATGTCGAAGGTCAACAGAACTCAGCCACAGAGAAGAGAAGAGCCTCTTTGTTAGACCAAGTAGCTGAATATGAGGCTATCTTACAGACAACAGATAATGCACAGATATTGGTTCTAGGTACTCCACAGTCCAGTGAGTCTATTTATAATAGGTTAAGGGACAAAGGATACACCACAAAAATCTTCCCTGCAAGATACCCAGAGAATATAGATATCTATCAAGGTTGCTTAGCAGAGTACTTGTTAGAGGACATGCAAGAAAACCCTAAATTGATTAGTAAACCAACTGATTCACGATTCACAGAAGAGGATCTATATCAAAGGGAATTAAGCTATGGGCGTAGTGGGTTTAAATTACAGTTCATGTTGGACACTACACTTAGCGATGCTGAGAAGTACCCTCTTAAGACAAGTGACCTAATCGTAACAGACCTAGATTACACACAAGCAGCTGGTAAATTAATGTGGTCATCTAATAATAACAATATTATTGATGATTTACCTAATATAGGATTCACTGGCGATGTTTTCTATCGACCTAATAATGAAGGAGACTATGTTGAATATGAAGGTTCTGTGTTAGCTATTGACCCTAGTGGTCGAGGAGCTGATGAAATGGGGTATGCTGTTGTTAATCACCTTATGGGTAGGATATATGTACCTCACTTTGGTGGTATGAAAGGTGGCTATGAAGAGAAGAACCTTATTAAGCTAAGTGAAATAGCAAAAGAATATAAGGTAAATAAGGTTGTAATAGAAAGTAACTTCGGTGATGGGATGTTTACTTCCTTGTTATCACCTGTTCTTAATGCTATCTACCCTGTTAGTATTGATGAGATAAGAAACAATATCCAAAAAGAACAAAGGATAATTGATACCTTAGAACCCTTGATGAACCAACATAGATTAGTGATGGATTATAGTGCTATAAAACAGGATATAGAGTACGGATTAGCTGAACCATCTAATATCTATTATAGCTTAGTGTATCAGGCTACTCATATAACAAGAGAAAGAAACTCTCTAGCACATGATGATAGACTAGATGCCCTTACTCTTGGTGTACAATATTGGAATGACTATGGTGTACTGTACCAGAACTCAGATATAGCTTTAGAGAGGTACAGGAAGAAACAAAAAGAAAAAGAGCTGTCTAGAAGGGCTGATATCTTTAAAAGATTTAACCAAGGAAAGAGGAAAAATGACAATATTAAACCTGTTCTTAGGAGGTTTAGAGGGTTTAGTCTATAAAATAAGCTAAGTTGTTGATTATAAAAATAAATCAAATAATAAGCCACTATTGAGGGGGGAAAGGGAAAGGGGGGAAAGGGGGAAAAGGGATTAGGGGGAGAATTAAAGTATTCTTCTCTTAGATTCCTTTTCGTAACACAGAAGCCTCTTAAGGCTCTTTATAGTACTTAGTCGATGTCGAATATCATCCCTTAAGTGTTCTATGGTAATGGAATCTTAAGGGAGGGATATGGAATCTATCGACGATGTTCAATGTCCTCATAAAGAGTATGTTTTTATTATTATTTAATTGTTCTTACTAAGGAGAATGTTATGGCAAGTACTATTTTAGCTATTATTCTTATATTTCTGTTTCTTTTGTGTTTATTTGACTAAGGAAAACGTTTATGTTAGAAGTTATTGTTTTAATGTTATCTATTATTATCTTACTTTTGATTGGTGTTGTTTATTTACTGTACAAAATTGCTTATGACGATGTCAAACTTCTAGTTTACATTAAGTACAAGACCAAAAATCAAGAAGATAATAACAGAAAACCACCTAAATTTGATGATCAAGATGGTTATTTTTAGTTTCATTGTCTTACTTTTCCTTAGTAAGGTTGTTGTAACCCTTATTAGTTAGCGCTTTTAAGGGTCTTTTTTAGTTAACACAAGGGCTTCTGAAAAATATCAGAAAAATTTATGGTGCTTTTCCCCCGCGCCGAAGCGCTCAGCTCCCCCCGTGGCCCCCTCGAATCCGCATATGATCATATAGGGATATCCGCATATCTGCTTATCCACATATCCAGAAATGAGAACCCTTCCCAATTGCTAATAGCTTTCCTTTGGGAGTCCTTCTCAATTGCTAACAATTCCCTCTTGCAAATCATTCTCAATCGCTCTCGCTCCCCAATCGCTGGTCAATCCTTTTTGAGAATCATTCTCATTTGCTAGCAGTTCTCTTTTGTTATCCCTTCTCAATTGCAAATCATTCTCATTTGTCATCCCTTCTCAATTGTTTCTCATTCTTCTTTGAGAATCCTTCTCAATTGCTCCCCATTTTCTTTTGCCATTCTTTCTCATTTGAGAACCATTCTTATTTGCCATCCTTTCTCATCCCCTCCAAAAAATCCCATCTAAAAAATTTCCAAAAAAGTTTAAAAATCCCTTGACAACG